AAACATCAAGGAGCTGCTATGGTAACTACCAAAGCATCAGGAGTATTTAGAGATAATGATAATTTATCAAGAAAAGAATTTTTTGACAGTCTGAAGATTAATAACGGAGGACATAATATTTAAATAAATAACAGTTATGAGTAAAAGTAATGTACCATTTGTAAATGAAGTAGAGGAATTTAATTCCACTATGGGTAAACCAAATAATTATGAACCAACAATCCCCGAAAAGAAAGAATGGCAGTTTGTTTATGATTTCATCCTCGAAGAGCTTGAAGAATATAAACATGCTTGTGAGACAGGAGATATTGTTGAGATTCTTGATGCTTTATGTGACATTGCCTATGTTTCATTGGGTAACGGAACTATGTTACATGGTCTTAAGGATAAAATATGGCCAGCATATCAAGAAGTACAAGGGTCGAATATGTCAAAGGCTTGTTCAAGCGAAGAAGATGCACAAGCGACCGTGGTTAAAAGATCAGCTGAACAAAAGGAACCGTGTCACTATGAAAAAGTTGGCGACTATTATATTGTCTATAGAACACGTGATAGAAAAGTAATGAAGAATGTTAATTATTACCGACCAAATCTAAAACAATTTTTCACTAAGGAAGAATTAGGAAATGTATAAAAAGGCATTTGCACGACGTCTTAAAGATAATAAGTTTTTAATACATTTATGGGAAGATAGTGGCTATTCTAAAGTAGAATGGGATAATCAAGCTTACATAGAATGTCATGAAGCTGATGCTCAATTTATGGGGCTGAATGGTGAACCCTTAAAGAAAACTAAAAATTGGAGATCAGATAATTCAAAACTTCATTTTCATGATATGCCTGCCTATCAAAAATTTCTAGTAGAAAAATATGGCGTTAATGATGAACCATCCACAACACATAGAGAAATATTTTTTGATATAGAAACAGAAATGGGAGATGCTCTTACTGAAGAGTATATAAAATCTGCACCTAAAAAAGTAACATCAATAGCTTGGTATGATAAACAAGTAGATTTATGGGGTATAGTAATTCTTGATCCTAAAGGCCAATTAAATCATACTAAGGCTAAAAATAAAGAAATTATACCTTGCAAAACTGAAGAAGAATTATTAGGTAAGTTTTTAGAAAGATTTAGAGATATTAATCCTGATATAATTGTAGGGTGGAATAGTGATTATTTTGACGTTCCTTATTTATACTATAGAATGTGTAATGTATTAGGTGAAGATTTTGCTAAACATTTATCTCCTATAGGATATGTAAGAGAAACTCCATGGTTTAAAGATCAATACATACAAATTTGTGGAGTTGAATCTTTAGATTATATGCGTTTGCATAAAAAGTTTAGTTGGGCAGATGAACCCTCAATGAGGTTAGATGCTATTGGAGAAAAATATGTTGGAATGAACAAAATAGAATATGAAGGTAATCTTGATGCTTTATTTGAAACTGACATTCACAAATTTATTAAATATAATTTTGTCGATGTTGAAATTCTTAAAAAATTAGATGAAAAACTAGATTATTTAGCACTTGTAAAAAACCTATCCCATAAAGGAAAACATAATTATAGTGAAGTATATGCTAATACTAAAACACAAGACGGAGCAATTTCAGCTTATTTATTAAGTAAAGGAATTATACCACCTGCTAAAGATAGAAACCCAATGTCTAAAAAAGGATATGCTGGGGGTTATTTATTTTGTCCTAAAGCAGGAATTTATAACTATGTATTTGATGAAGATTTAACTTCACTATACCCATCAATTATAATGACTATTAATATTGGTAAAGAAACCATGGTTGGTAGAATTATAGATGCTGATGATAGAAATAATCGTTTAGGATTAAATGATTTAAAATGTAGAGATTATGCTGAAGAATTAATTGTTGAAAATATTAAAAGAAATAGGACAAAAGTTAATATAGGTAGAATAATTAGAATGATTGAAGAAAATGATTTATCTATATCAGCAAATGGCGTTATGTTTAATACAGATCGTGAATCAGTACTATCAACGATATTAAAAAAATGGTTTGATGAAAGGGTTTTATATAAAGGTAAAATGCAGAAAGCATTTAAATCAGGAGATAAAGAATTAGGTGCAGCTTATTATATGAAACAATATACTATGAAAATTTTACTTAATTCGTTATATGGTGCTACAGCATTAGGCAGTTTCAGATATGGCAACGTTATATTATCTGAAGCTATAACGCTTAGTGGACAGCGTATAATACAAGAATCTGCGTTAACCGCAAATACTCATATGAATAAAGTTATAAGAGAAGAAATTACATTATGAAACATTTAGAAGATACTCCGTGGTGGATTTGTGATCCTGAAGATAAAAATTATGTAGCATATTCTGATACAGATTCTATTTATATTCATGCTGAACCTTTACTTAGACATTTATACCCAACATTTGAGGAAATGCCTAGTGAAGAAAAAGATGATAAATTAGAGGAAATTGCCTTAAAATATCAAGATATTATAACAGATTCCTATAGTTCACTAGCAACTGATTGTTTTAATGCTAAAGGAAAGCATAGATTAGAAATGAAAACAGAATGTGTAATTAGATCAGCTTATTTTAGAGCTACAAGACGTTATGCACAGTGGATTACAAAACAAGAGGGCATAACAAAAGAAACATTAGACGTTAAAGGTTTAGAATTTAAAAAAGCTAATTTCCCTCCCGTATTAGGTGATTTTTTTAGAAAGGCATTAATTGATGTCTTAAAAGGAGCAGAACAAAGTGAAATTGATAATAGGTTAAAATTATTTAAAACTCAAATTTTAGATGGAACTATACCTTTAACTAAATTAGGAAACCCTACATCAGTTAAAAAATTAAATAAATATACTGAACGTAAAGCTAGAGCTGGGGAAATGTTTTCAATTATGGCTAAAGGAGCACCTGCAGCAGTAAAAGCAACAGTTGTTTATAATGATTTATTAAAATTTTGGGGTTTACATAAAGAACATAATTATATAACTCAAGGTAGTAAAGTAAAATGGATTTATATGAAACCAAATCCATATCAAATTGATGCTATTGCTTTTTTAGACTATGATTTACCAGAAAAAATTCGTATATTCATTGAGCAATATGCAGATAGAAAAAAAATATTCGAGTCCATATTATTAAATAAATTAGAAGGATTTTATAATGATTTAGGATGGACACTAAATCTAAATCCTTACCAACAAATGTTTTTCAATATATGATAAATAAAGCAAAATTACAATCAGTAATTAACAAATATTATTTAAATGTTAATGAAGCCGTAAAATGGGTTGTTGAAGATAATAAACTTCAAATTGATTTTATGTCACCTACTAAAGATATTATAGGAAAATTAACTTGTAATGATTTTCAAATAGAAGATAGTACTCTTGCTATATATGATACTAAAAAATTAAACAGTTTAGTTAGTATATGTAATGGTGATTTACTTCTAGAATTAGAAAAAACAAATAAGATATTTACTAAATTAAAAATATCAGATTTAAATTTTAATCTAACATATGCCTTATCTGATGCCTTATTAATTGGTAAAGTAGGAACAATAAATATGCCCGAATTTGTAGTTAAATTAAATCTAACTACTGAAGATATTGAAAATCTTATTAAAGCAAAAAGTGCATTATCTCAAGTAGATAATATGTTAATTACAACTACTACTAATCTAGATGGGGAAAATGTTTGTGAATTTATATTTGGTGATGAATCTGGACATAATAATAAGATCACATATCAGATAATGGGTGACATAACAGAACAAGATTTAAAAATTCCATTTAATTCAGATACATTTAAAACTATACTTCATGCTAATAAGGATATGGAAGAAGGAACATTAAATATTAGTACAATGGGATTAATTGAAATGAAATTTAAAACAGATACAATTTCCTCAGAATATTTTATGGTAAGGAAAGCAGAAACTGATTTTTAGTATATGTATTAGAGAATAAACTGACCTAAGGGCGTAAGTTATTTATTTTATTATTAACCGCTGATCTAACGACAGCACAAAAACAAAGTGATATGAGTACACATTTTTTAGAAGGATTATACAACCCGTATGATCTATTATTCCGCAACCTGTTTGAATCAGGAGCAACATTTACACCGGCTGGAGAAGCCAAACAACAATATCCAATTAATATTTTTGAAGATGATCTAGGTTTAACTTTTGAGTTAGCTTGCACTGGCATTCCTAAAGAAGCCATTGAAGTTAGGTTAGAAGGAGATATGATTACCTTTACATATGATAAGGATAAAACCCCAGAACCCGAAAGGAATTATATTCATAGAGGGATTGCTAAACGTTCTTTTAATTTAGCTTATAAATTAGGAACAAAATTTACACCAAATAAAGCAATAGCTAATTTTAATGATGGATTGTTAATAGTAACAGTTCCATTTGCAAAAGAAGCAGCGCCTAAAGTTTTAAAAATTAATTAATTAGTCTTAACAGAAGTTCGCCCTTTAGGTTGGATTATTCAATTAATATTCGTATATTACGGTAAACAAAAAAATAAAAAGTTATATGGCAAGAATTACAGATCCACTTTTAAATCCCTATTTTATAGGAAAAGATACACACTGTTATACAGTGTATGAAGTCGTAACCCCACAAGCTAAATATTTAGAAAAGGGTAGCGAGGGTAAAGATTATGAAAAACCTCAGGGACATTATTCTTCTTTTGGTGCTGCTTTACAAAAAATAGCAAAAGAAAAACTTAATAATGAAAAAGAACATTATACTAGTATTAAAGAATATGTAAAAAGATGGGATGAATTATTAATCGAATTAAAAAAATTACAAAATTATAAAGGACTATGAATTTAGAAGCATTATTTAACGCAGTTATTGTTAAACCTCTTGAAGTAGAGGAAGCAAAGTATGGATCAATTGTTGTTCCAGATATTGGTAAAGATAAAAACGAACATGGGGAAGTTATAGCAGTAGGTCCTGGTCAGCATACAATATCAGGAACATTTATACCTACTATTAGTAAAATAGGTGATGTTGTTGTTTTACCTACACAAGGTTTTACAAAATTAGAACATGAAGGTGAAGATTATTATGTTGGACCTGAAAATCAAATTTTAGCCAAAGTTAAAAAAGTAGTTGATGTTGAAGATATTTTATCAGAAACTGAAGTTACTGAAGAAGAACAAGCACATATTAATGATATAAAAATAGAAGACAATGAGTAAAATTATAGAGTTTGGCCCAGAAGGAAGAAATAAATTAGTAAAGGGAGTTGATATTTTAGCAGATGCCGTAGTATCAACTTTAGGACCTAATGGTAGAAATGTTGTTATTGAAAAAGAACATGGACAAGCCCAATCAACTAAAGATGGAGTAACAGTAGCAAAACATATAGCTGTAAAAGATCCTGTTGAAAATTTAGGTGTTAATTTAGTTAGAGAAGCATCTATTAAAACAGCAGATAAAGCAGGTGATGGTACTACAACATCAACATTGCTAGCTAGAGAAATGATTAAAGATGGTCTTAAACATTTAGCTAATGGAGCAAATGCTGTAGAAATTAAAAGAAGTATTGATTCTGCCGTTAAAAATGTTACTAACAATTTAAGAAAATCCATATCAGAGGATATTTCATCTGAAGAACAATTAGAGCAAGTAGCTACTATTTCAGCAAATAATGATCCTGAAGTAGGGAAATTAATAGCAACAGCTATGAAAAAAGTAGGACATGAAGGAGTAGTACATATTGAAGAAAGCAAATCAGGGGATACTTATTTAGAAACAGTTGAAGGAATGCAATTTGATAGAGGTTATAAATCTCATTTCTTTGTTACTAATAATAATACAATGACTTGTACTTTAGAAGACGTACAAATTCTTATAGTAGATCAAAAATTAACTGCAGTTAAGGATTTATTACCTTTACTAGAAAATTGTGCAACTAATAATAAATCTTTACTAATTATTGCTGAAGATATTGATAATGAAGCATTAGCAACATTAATTGTAAATAAGGGTAGGGGTACTATTAAAGCATGTGCTGTTAAAGCACCTGATTTTGGAGATAGACGAAAACTTATTTTAGAAGATATTGCTACTATGACCGGAGGGACTGTATTTTCAAAAGAAAAAGGTCATAAATGGGACAAATTTGAATTCGATTGGTTTGGAGAAGCTCGAACAGTTACTATTACTAAAGAAAAGACAACAATTATTGATGGTAAAGGAAATGAAGATGCAATAAACCAAAGAATAGAAGAGCTAACATCTCAAGTTGATGCATCCGAAAGTGAGTTTGAAAAAGAACAACTACAAGGTAGATTAGCAAGAGTAGCAGGTGGTGTTTCTATAATTCATGTAGGTGGTTATACTGAAATTGAAATGAATGAGAAAAAAGACAGAGTAGATGATGCTTTACATGCTACTAAAGCAGCAATTGAAGAAGGTATTGTTCCTGGAGGTGGAGCTGCATTGTTATATGCTAGAGAAGAATTAGGATGTGATACAATAGGCTCAGAAATTGTTTATAAAGCATGTGGGAAACCATTTGAACAAATTCTTATAAACGCAGGTCATGATTCTGTTGGAGCACAAATGTTAGGTAAATATCAGTTAGTTAATTCAGGTAATGATACGTGGGCAGGATATGATCTTAAAAAAGGTGAAGTTGTTAATATGAAAAAAGCCGGGATTATTGATCCAACTAAAGTAACAAGAGTTGCTTTAGAAAATGCAGCAGCGGTAGCAGGAACAGTATTACTTACAGAATGTATAGTAGTAAATGAACCTAAAGATGAAAAAGAACAACCTCAAATGGATCCGTCACAAATGATGGGAATGGGAATGTAATATGGAAACAGTAATTAATGAACATAATGAGTTGATCGCAACAAGAGTACCACCTGGAGACAGGTGGAAACTCGTTGCAGATCCTAAAAAACAAGTATATCCTACTTTAACAGAAACTTTGGAAGCATATTTAAATAAAACGGGGTTTAAAGGAGAATATAGATTAGATCCTATGGGAAGTAAATTATATGCTATCCATTCAACAGAGGAAGAGGTTGCTCCTAAAGAAGAAAAAATGTATTCTTTATATGGTGAATTTAGACAGGGTGCTTAAAGTTGGATTATTAAATAATATTTTGTATATTTAGGTTATGAAAAATCACGGATTATTAGTAGAAAAATATCGTCCTACAAATTTAGATAATTATGTAGGAAATGAAAATATCAAAAAATCAATATCAAATTATATTGGTCAAAATGATATCCAAAATTTAATATTTTATGGACCAGCGGGAACTGGAAAAACAACTTTAGCAAAATTAATTGTTAAAAATATTGACTGTGATCATCTTTATATTAATGCAAGTGATGAAAGGGGTATTGAAACTATTAGAGATAAAGTATCAGGCTTTGCTAGTACAATGTCTTTTAAACCACTTAAAGTTATTATTCTAGATGAAGCAGATTTCCTTACAATCCAAGCACAAGCATCATTAAGAAATGTTATTGAAACATTTTCTAGAACTACACGCTTTATCTTAACTTGTAATTTTATAGAACGTATTATAGATCCTTTACAGTCAAGATGTCAAACATTAAAAATTATACCACCTAGTAAAGTAGATGTTGTTAAACATTTACAAAAAATTATTGTAAAAGAAAATATTAAATACAAGACTGTAAATGATTTAGCAATAATAGTTAATAATAATTATCCTGATGTTCGTAAGATGCTTAATACTATACAGGTATCTACAACAGATAATGAATTAAATTTAGATACAACAGCATTAGTATCCTCTAATTACATGACAAAAGTATTAGAATGTTTAAAACAATCTAGTCCTAAATTTAATGAAATTAGACAAATAATTGCAGATGCAAATGTAAAAGATTTTGAAGAATTTTATAGATTTTTATATGACAATTCCTCAGAATATGCAAATAATAAAGAAGGCATGGTTGCCTTTCATATAAATGAATATTCTTATCAATCAAATTTTAGAATCGATAAAGAAATAAATTGTATGGCCTTAATAAATCAATTAATTAAACTTTAAATAAATAAATAAAATGAACAAAGACAAAGTAAACCCCCAAGTAGATCTTAAAAGTACTACACCATTTGAAACTCCAGAAGGAGGAAAAATATTCCAACAAGGAGTATTGTTAAGAAAAGTATCTAAATTTGTAGCAGGCACTGATGAAGATGCAGTAATGCCTATTCCAGTATTTTTTGATGCTAAAACTCAAAAGATTGTTGGTTTAACATTACCCCCTGAACTTAGAGAAGAATATAAAGAAGATATTATATAATAAAATGAACGTATTTAAGTGGCTAAATGAAATAACTGTTAAGAAGTCTCCATCTACTCAATTTTCTGATGAAGATTGGGATGGATGGAATTCTTACATGGTTCATAGATTTTTATCTATGAGTAAAGAATACATTGATATTGTTAATTTAGCACAAAAATTCCACCCAACAGATAAGAAAGGTCTTTATAATTTTTATAAAGAAATAATTCCTAAAAAAAAGGTATGGAATAAATACATTAAAAATCAAAATAAAAAAGATATAAAAGAATTATCTAAGATAGTAGCTAATTATTTAGAAGTTGGATGTAATGAAGCTAGTTCGTATATTCCCATATTAGGAAAAGAAGGAACTAATGATATTTTAAGTGGAATAGGCTTAGAGAAAAAAGAAATTAAAAAATTACTAAAAACAATATGATAACACAAGTATATAATATGTTAAAAACATCTGCAGAAGCAGATAAAACAAAAGCTCTTCTTAGTTTAGAATTATTATCTAATCATGCTGTAGGTATTGGGGATCATTCAACTGGAGATTTTTATAAGAATGCAGAAGAAGCACTTATAATGTTAGTTGATGCTGATGATAGATTAGCTACATTAGAAAAATATTTTGCAAAACCTGCTAAAGAAGTAATTAATGAGTGATATAATTAAAAAATTCGAAGAATCGATGAGTGATAGAGAAATAATGGATGCAAAATTCCCACCACAAAAACCAACATTTATTAAAGGGGGAGACGCTATTTCACCTATAAATGATAAAAAAATTGTTGAAAGACAAACTACAGATGCTGTGTTAGCCTTTGAATCAGAATATCCAGAATTATCGAATGAATTTAAAAATATCCAACATGAAATGTATAAAATGTTTGCAGCTAAGCATATGGATTATGGTTTAAATAATATTTCTTTAGGTGGTGATTTGAATAATATATCTGATAAAAAATTCTCACTTACAGGATTAGCTATTAGATTAACAGATAAAATCAGTCGTTTAAAAAATCTTTTACTTAATGGTAAAAATTTCGTTAAAGGAGAAGGTATGGAAGATACATTTCTTGATATAGCTAATTATGGCATTATTGGTCTTTTAGTAGGGCGAGATAAATGGAAGAAATAAATTGGCAAAGAAAAAACTTCCTATAGTAGTAAGAGATATCAGGGAAAACCCCCCTACTCCTCTTAATTTTGCAATTGAGAAGAATATATCATATTCACAATTATCAATGTTTACTCAATGTCCCAAAAAATGGGCATTACAATATAGAGATGGTCATAAAATAAGTGAACAAAGTATTCATATGACTTTTGGAACAGCTTTACATGAGGTTCTACAACATTATTTAGATATAATGTATGAAACAAGTGGAGCTGAAGCTGATAGAATTGATATTGAAGAATTATTTGAAGATACATTAAGAAAATGTTATGCTAATGATTATAAAAAAAATAAAAGCAAGCATTTTTCATCCCCTGAAGAGCTAAGAGAATTTTTTGAAGATGGTAAAGCTATTTTAAATAATTTTAAAAAGAAAAAAGGTGGACATTTTAATAAAAAAGGATGGTATTTAGTAGGTTGTGAAATACCAATAGTTATTGCGCCTAATATGCGTGTTAACCGCGTTAAATACATGGGTTACTTAGATATCGTAATGTACCATGAACCTACAAATACATTTAAGATAATCGACATAAAAACATCAACTAAGGGATGGGGTTCATATGCCAAAAAGGATGAATCTAAACAATTCCAGTTAGTGCTTTATAAATATTTCTTTAGTAAACAATATAATATACCAATTGAAAATATTGATATTGAATTTTTTATTGTTAGACGTAAAGTATATTTAGATGGTGAATACCCTCAAAAAAGAATACAAACATTTGTCCCTGCTTCTGGTAAAAATAAAATAAATAAAGCTACTAGAAATTTAGATGAATTTATAACTAAGGCTTTTAACTTGGATGGTACATATAAAGATACTATATTTGGGGCAAAACCAAGTAAATGGAATTGCACATTTTGTCCTTATAAAGAAAATATAGAATTATGCAATGCTGTTGGTAAAAACTTTTAATCTACATATATGTATAGACAAATATAACATTAAAAATAAAGATTATGGCAAACGCAAAAGACATGACACTAACAAGTGTAAAAGTAAAAAGTGATTTATTTGAAAATTTTAAAATTGAATGTGTTAAAAGAAAATTTAGTTTTCAAAAATTAGCAGATAGATCATTATTTCTATATCTTACAAATGAAGATTTTAGAAAAAAAATTAATTCTCAAGTAAATTTAGAGTTAGATAATTAACAATTAAAAAATAGTTTTTGAATATGAAAGAAGGTTACATTAAGCAAAAAGATAGAAAAAATATCTTATTGTTAACAGATGATATTAGAGTCCATTCAGGAGTAGCTCAAATAGGTAGAGAAATTGTACTTAATACTAGTCATAGATATAATTGGGTACAGTTAGCAGGAGCTATAAAACACCCAGATAAAGGAAATATACAAGATTTAAGTCAAGCAACGAATGAAGTAGCAGGGATTGATGATTCATATGTTAAATTATACCCTTGTGATGGTTATGGTGATCCTAAAGTATTAAGGGATGTTATTAAAAGAGAAAAAATTGATGCTTTGTTTCTGATAACAGATCCTAGATATTTTGAATGGTTATTTCATGTTGAATCAGAAATTAGAAAATCAATCCCAATAGCATATTTGAATATTTGGGATGATCTACCAGCTCCTATGTATAATAAAGAATTTTATAACTCATGTGATGCTTTATTTGGTATATCAAAACAAACTAAAAACATCAATGAAATGGTTTTAGGAAAAGATAGTAAATCTAAAATTATAAAATATATTCCTCATGGTTTAAATCATAAAATATTCAAACCTATAGATAAAAATAATAAAGATATTAAAGAAATTCTTAAACATTTAACAGGTAACTCAGAGGATGATAAGTTTACATTATTTTTTAATTCCAGAAATATTAGAAGAAAAAGTATACCTGATACTATTTTAGCATGGAAATATTTTTTAGATGGGTTACCATCAAAAGAAAGGAAAAATTGTCAATTTATACTTCATACAAGTCCAATTGATGAACATGGTACAGATATACCAGCAGTAATTAATTTTTTATTCCCTGAAAATGATCACAATATAATTATATCAGGAAATAAATTAGCTACTGAGCAAATGGCTTTACTATATAATATAGCTGATGGTGTTATTTTGTTATCATCAGCAGAAGGATGGGGGTTATCATTAACAGAAGCATTGCTTACAGGAACTCCTATTATAGCTAATGTAACCGGGGGAATGCAAGACCAAATGAGGTTTGAAGATGAAAATGGAAAATGGTATACTCCAAATCCAGAAGTTCCATCTAATCATAAAAAAACATACACTAAATGTGGTAAATGGGCATTACCTGTATTTCCTACAAATTTATCATTAGTTGGATCCCCTAAAACTCCGTACATTTATGATGATAGATGTAATTCAGAAGATGCTGCTTTACAAATTAAAGCGTTATACAATATGGGAGATAAAAAAAGAAAAGAAATAGGTAAGTTAGGTCTAAAATGGGCATTAAGTGAAGAAGCTGGATTTACGTCTGAAAAAATGTCTAATAGAGTAATTGAAGGAATGGATGAGTTGTTTCAAACTTGGACACCTAGAGAAAATTTTACATTTAGTGATGATAAAAATTATCAAAAGAATAGATCTTTAAACCATAAATTAATATATTAATATGAAAAATACATTTGTAATAAGTTGTCCAATTGACACATATAGTGGTTATGGAGCAAGAGCTAGGGATTTTGTTAAAGCTTTAATTGAATCTGATAGGTATGATATTAAAATATTACCGCAAAGGTGGGGTAATACACCTGAAAAATTTATTGATAATAATAAAGAAAAATGGGGGTTTTTAAATAATCATATAATTCCTCAATTAACTGAAAAACCTGATTATTGGTGTCAAATTACTGTGCCAAATGAATTCCAACCAGTTGGAAAATATAATATTGGTTTAACAGCTGGAATTGAAACTACAGTATGTGATGGTACTTGGTTAGAGGGTTGTAATAGAATGAATTATATACTTACATCATCAGAACATTCAAAAAGAGTATTTGAAACTACACAATTTACTAAAGATGGAGATGAAAATGAAATTGTTAAATTAGAAGTACCTATTAAAGTTATAATGGAAGGTGCAGATCTTAATACTTATAAAATTATAGATGAATTTACAAATAAAGACTTATACAATCATATAAATAACATACCAGAAGATTATGCTTATTTATTTGTGGGACATTGGATGCAGGGTGAATTAGGTCATGATAGAAAAAATGTTGGACTTTTAATTAAAGCATTTTATGAAATATTTAAAAATCAAAAAGTTAAACCGGCTTTAATTCTAAAAACAGCAGTAGTAGGAGGGAGTCATATGGATAGGGCAGAAATACTAAGAAGGATTGATATGATTAAGGGTCAAGTTGAAGCAGAATCATTACCTACCGTATATCTTATTCATGGTGATATTTCAAATACTGAAATAAATGAATTATATAATCATCCTAAAGTTAAAACAATGGTATGTTTAACAAAAGGAGAAGGATTTGGTAGACCATTATTAGAATTTAGTTTAATTGACAAACCTATTATCACTACAGGATGGTCTGGTCATACTGATTTTTTAAAAGAAGGTAATGTTGGGTACGCAAGTGGAGAATTAGAAGAAGTACATAAATCAGCCCAAGCACCTAATATGTTATTAAAAGAAGCAAAATGGTTCAAACCTAATTTAGGTGATGTAAAATACTTATTTAATGATACTTTTAAAAATTATAAAGATTGGGTTACAAAAGCTAAGCGTCAAGGAAAAATATCTAGAAATGAATTTAGTTATGATGGAATGGTAAAACAAATCTTAGAAATTTTAGATTTTAATTTACCCTCTTTACCTAAGAAAATGGAATTAAAACTTCCAACAATTTCAAAAATTAAAATGCCTAAAAAACCCTCAAAATTAAAAAAAGTATAGATATGGTAACAGATGATAAATTAGTAAAATGTAATAGATGTAGTGGGGATGCTTGCTATAAACATGAAGTAAATGGTATAGAATTATATTCTTGTTATGGATGTGGGTTTTGTACTTCTTCAGTAATGAAAAAAGGTGAAAAATTCTTTGAAGAACAAATAGAAATTCTTCCTGAATTGTATAAAGCTTTATTAGGTGAAGATGATGAAGGAATGGTTTGGATGCCTCAAACAGTTAATTTACCACAACAAGGTATGGTATTTGCTGCTGTAGCAAAAGAATTTGGTGTTGAAAATGAAACACCTTCACAAGATAATTATGAGTGGGCAGCTGTTAAAGCAATTGAAATTAAAGAAGAAGATAAAGAAAAATATCCTATCCCAAATAAAAAAGGAGAATATTATGAGTGGAGAATGGATATGACAACTGAAAAAAGATTTGCACATAATGATTTTGTGGATGCTTTAGATTATATAGATGTGTTTAAAAAACAATAAAATGGTAGATTATATAAAACAAGCTATAAATAGATTACTAAAACCAAAAGTTAAAAATTATAAAAAAGCTATTGTAACTGGGGGAAATGGATTTATTGGATCTCATATAGTTGATTCTTTAGTAAATAACGATAAATTTGATGAAATTAGAATTATAGATAATCAATCTTCAGAGGCACATGAACAGTTTTATTTTAATGGTTCACCAAAAGTAAGAAATTTTTGTTATGATATTAGTGAATATGATTTAATAAAAAATATATTTAAAGATGTAGATGTAGTTTTTCATTTAGCTGCAGAGTCTAGAATACAACCTGCAATTCTAAACCCAGCATTAGCAGCAAAAACTAATGTAACAGGTACATGCAATGTTCTACAAGCTGCAAGAGAAGCAGGATGTGATAGAGTAATTTATTCTTCTACCTCATCAGCTTATGGTTTAAAAAATTCACCACCTTTAGAAGAAACTATGCCTAATGATTGTTTAAACCCTTACTCAGTAACTAAAGTAGCTGGTGAAGAATTATGTAAAATGTATACTAAATTATTTGGTTTTAAAACTATAATATTTAGATATTTTAATGTATATGGAGATAGAGAATGTACTAAAGGTCAATATGCTCCTGTTATTGGATTATTTTTAAAGCAAAAAGCATCAGGTAAAGATATGACAGTTGTAGGAGATGGGCTACAAACTAGAGATTATACCAATGTTAAAGATGTTGTAAATGCAAACCTTCTAGCAATGGATTGTAAAGAAGGATTTGGTGAAGTTTATAATGTGGGTACGGGAATTAGTCATAGTGTGTTAGATCTAGTAAAGATGATGGGGGGTAAAGCAAAACATATACCAAAAAGAATTGGTGAAAGTAGACACACTAAAGCTAATATATCAAAAACCAAAAAAGTATTAGGTTGGGTTCCAAAAATTAAAATAAAAGATTATTTAAAGTAGGAATCCTAAAATTACTTTCGTATATTTAATCAAACAAAATTAGAATATGAAAATAAGTTATGCGATAACTGTCTGTAATGAATTTGTAGAAATCCAAAAACTAATCCCTTTCCTTTTAAAACACAAAAGATATGAGGATGAAATTGTTGTACTTTATGATATTAATAATGGTCATGAAGGTATAGAACAATTTTTAAGAGCAAAATCTATCAATGGAGAATTTAATTGGGTACCAGGTGAATTCAAAGGACACTTTGCTGACTGGAAAAATAAATTAACTTCAATGTGTAGTGGAGATTGGATCTTTCAAATAGATGCAGACGAAATTCCACATATGGATTTAATTGAATATCTACCAGAAATCATTTTAAGCAACCCAGATAATGAAGTAATTAGAGTACCTAGGATTAATACAGTATATGGTTTAACTGAAGAGTATGAAAGACAATGGAGTTGGAGAGTAAATGATAAAGGTTGGGTTAATTGGCCTGATTTTCAATGGAGAGTATATAAAAATCATCCTAAAATTAAATGGGTAAATAAAGTACATGAAGTACTAGAGGGTTATAGTACATATTCTGATCTTCATGAAGAGGAATGTTTTGCATTGTACCATCCTAAAGATATAGAAAGACAAGTTAAACAAAATAATTATTATAATACATTATGAGAAAATACTTACCTACATTATCAGAATTAGTAGATAGATTATCTATTGTTCAATTAAAAGAAGTATTTATTACGGATCATAAAGAAGAATATGCTAAAGAAATAGCAGAAATAACTTATGATATAGGTGAAATACTTAAAGAAGATAAAATTCAGCTTACTGGGGAAGATGTAAGAGCAATAGTAGTACTATCACAAATGAATTTACACATTTGGCATAATGAAACTAAATACAGAGCTGGAACTGGGGATGGTAATTTAGGTTTAACTCATGGTTTAAATGGTATTAGAAATACTGCAAAGAATAAAATACAAGAAAATGGGGATGGTAGAAAAGATTATAAAATTGATTGTATAGCAGCAGAATTTAAAGATTGGGAAATATCGTGGTAAGTATAATAATTCACATATTACCCCAAGAAATTGATCAATTAGAACAAACTTTAATTTCTTTAAAAAAGTGTAGTGTTTACACTAATAAAGAATATTTAGTTGAAGTTGTATTAAATAATAATCTTACAAGATGGGAAAAAAGTACTTTTCCTCAACATTTTTTTATAAATAAATTATCAAAATTAGAAAAATTAACTAAAAGTTGGGCTAAAACTAATTTTTGGGTAAGTGAAAAAGGTGAATCTATGGGTTGTACTGATCCACGTAGAAAATGTATTCAATATGATACTGAGGCAACAATATGGTTAGATGTTGATATAATATTTAGTGATACTATTTTAGGACATTTAGAAGCAGCTATTGATAGTATAGATAAAGACTATTATATAATAACCCCAGAAACAACAAGATTATGGGATAGTACGTGGGATGTTATTACTAATAAAGAGGCATTAAAGGATGAAGCTAACCATAATAACTATTTTAAAAGAGATCCATATATAACGACAGGATTAAAAGGTGATGTTTATTTAAAACCTATTAATACTTTTAAATGGGCTGGTGGTTGGTTTACTTGTATTTCATCAAAATTAGTTAAAAAAGTTACAATACCCAAAGAAATGGGTCCTTATTATCAAGATGATACTTTTTTGATGGTCTGTTATAATGAATTAAAAAAACTAGGAGTATTAAATCCTACTCAGTACATTATGGTAAATGAGGTTATAATTGAAAATAATCTATTTAGATTTAACCCATATCAAGAATATTTACATACTATAGATAAAAGAGAAGAATTTAAAAAAATAGCTAATGATAACTTTAATTTATGTGTAAAAAATACAATAGAAAATATTAAACAATAATCTATATGAAGATAATTTCTCATTTTATCCCTCAAGAAAGATATGAAAGAAGATTAGGAAATATTGAAAGGTTTAAAGATTTACCTATAACAATATTTAATGATAAAATAGCTACAATTGAAGAATTGGCTATTAATCCAATTAATATATTATTAATCAATGAACCAAATGAATTTTTTGGATTTCATGATTATGCTAAACAGTGGGGACATTTATACACAGCTGTATTAAGTTGGAATTCAGATATAAGTCTACCTAATTCTGAAATATTTCCTCATGGTGAACGAAATATTGATTTAGATTATTGTATGGAATTTCGGAGAGATAAAGAAAGAGTATTTGAAGTTAATTTTTTAAGAGGTATACTAAATAAAATTGAAGGGCACCATTTAAGACATAGAATATTTGATAAAGAATCAGAAATAAAAATACCACATAAATGGTATCCGCATTTAAGTGATTTTGATCACAAGAAAAATAATAGACCAGATGGTAATGATTTGCCAAATGGTAACCCAATTGAAGGTGAAGGTAAAAAAGAATTATGGAATAGAAATGCTATGTTTCATGTAGCTGTAGAAAACTCAAGACATAATAATTATTTTACAGATAAGATTATAGATTGTTTTTGCACTAAAACCATTCCAATTTATTGGGGTGCTCCTTATATAGGTGATTTTTATGATGATAGAGGTATTATACATTTTGAAGATGAAAATGAATTAGTAGATATTATAAATAAATTAACACCTCAAGATTATTATGATATGAAACCTTATATTGAGGTTAATTATCAAAGAGCATTAGAAAATAGTGATTTCTTCAAACGAATTGAAGGGTGGATTGATGAATTAGTTAAAATAAATAATTTATAAATGAAAATATTAGTAATAGGAGATAGTTGTTTAGATGAATATATTTACTGTACAACAGATAGATTTTGTCCAGATGCACCCGTACCTGTTTTAAAACCAGAATCATATGTTTCAACTGAAGGTATGGCTGGTAATGTAGCAGATAATTTAAGAGCTTTAGGTGTTGAGGTTGATTTAATTTCGAATGCTAACCAAATTAAAAAAACAAGATATGTTGATGAAAGGACAAATCATATGTTTGTTAGAATTGATGAAGGTGAAGATGATATATTTCCTATAGCTAAAAAAACTTTAGAAAAAATTGAATGGAATGAATATGATGCTGTTATTATAAGTGATTATTGTAAGGGATTCCTTACAGAAAATGAAATTGCTTATATTTCAAATCAACATATAAATACTTTTTTAGATACTAAAAAATCTATTGGGAATTGGGCTTCAAATATTAACTTTATAAAAATTAATGAAGTTGAATTAGATCATAGTATTGGTTTTTTACATGATAATGAAGAAGAATTTTCTAAAAAAGTAATTACAACATTAGGAAGTAAAGGAGCACAATATCAAGGAATTAAATATCCCGTAGATAAAGTAGATGTTAGAGATACTAGCGGAGCTGGTGATACATTTATGGCGGGCTTAGTATACGCATATATAAACGGTAATAACACACAAATACCAGATGCAATTAAATTTGCTAATAAATGTTCAACACAAATAGTACAGAAAAAAGGTACAGCAAAAGTTAACTTAAAAGAATTAAATAATGAAGTATAAATTTAGTAAAAAATTAAAAGATGTAGCAATTATCCAACCAGACATACATCATGATTATAGAGGTGAATATATTGAAACTTGGAATGTAGAAAATTATAAAATATTCGACCATTTAGTTAATAATAATAAACCTATAATATTCAAACAAGATGATATTAGTACATCAGTAAAACATACATTAAGAGGATTACATGGTGATGATAAAACATGGAAATTAGTTTCATGTGTTTATGGTTCATTGTTACAAGTAGTAGTTGATATGAGAGAATCAAGTGACACTTATTTAGAATATGATATGTTCAGCATTAATGATAAGAATAGGAACCAAATATTAGTACCACCGGGTTTTGCTAATGGTCACTTAGTAATGAGTGATTTTGGGGTATTTAGCTATAAACAATCAACACTATATACAGGTGCATCAACTCAATTTACAGTTAAATGGAATGAACCTAAATTAAATATTCCTTGGCCTATTGATAATCCTATATTATCTTCACGTGATAAAAATGTAAAACTACTATGAAAGAAAGTGTATTAATAACAGGAGGAGCTGGTTATTTAGGATCAGTACTAGCTGAAGTTTTATTAGATGAAGGTTATAATGTAACTGTATTTGATAATTTAATGTATAAACAAACTTCATTATTACATCTATGTAATAAAAAAAGATTTAATTTTATTAAAGGAGATGTTACTAATAAGAAGGAATTATTACCCCAAATTATTAATAATAACATTATAATACCGTTAGCTGCTATTGTAGGAGCACCTGCATGTGATGCTAATAAAGAATTAGCAACAGCCATTAATTATGGTCAAATACAATTTATTGTAGATAACTTAAGAAAGGACCAAAAATTATTAATGCCTAATACAAATAGTCAATATGGCAGTTCAAAAAATATAATTACTGAAGATTCACCATTTAACCCTTTATCACACTATGCTATTACTAAATGTGATGCTGAAGAATATATAATGGATTGGGGGAATGGTATATGTTTAAGATTAGCTACTGTATTTGGTTCATCCCCTAGAATGCGTACTGATTTATTAGTAAATGATTTTGTGTATAAAACATTAACAGAAGGTGTATTAGTTTTATTTCAATCACATTTTAAAAGAAATTATATACACGTAAGAGATATAGCTTATACTTTTTTACACTGTATTAAAAACTATGATAGACTAAATGGTGAAGTATTTAATGTTGGATTATCTAATGCTAATTTAAATAAAAAAGAATTAGCTGAAACAATTAAAAGATATTACCCAAACTTAGTAATAATAGAAAATGAATTTTCAACAGATAAAGATAATAGAAATTATATAGTATCTAATGATAAGTTAGAAGCAACAGGTTGGAAGCCTAAATATACTATAGAAGATGGCATTGACGAATTAGTATCAGCATATAAAATGGTTATATCAGATAATAATAAAAAGTATACAAATTTATGATAAGTATAAAAACTCAACACCCGATAGCTATAGATTCACCTGATCATTTATATCCTTGGGGAACTAAAAATGATAATTCAACTAATGCAGGATTTATAGATGATATTAGTAATTTTTGCAAACAGAATGGTAAGTCTAATTTTAATTTTTTGGATTTAGGATGTTCTGGGGGTCAGTTAGTGATAGATGTTCTTAATAGGGGTAATTTAGCTGTGGGTTTAGAAGGAAGTGATTATAGTGTAGTTAATAAAAGAGCAAATTGGCCTAAATATCATAATAAGAATTTATTTACATGCGATATAACCAAAAAATATGAACTATTCAATAATAACTCACACATTAAATTTGATATAATATCAGCTTGGGAAGTTATTGAACATATTGCTGAAAAGGATTTAGTACCATTTTTTACTCATATTAGTAACAACTTAAATCCTGGTGGATTATTTTGTGGTTCAATATCACAAAAAGAAGAGGTATTAGAAGGGTATAGATTGCACCAAACTGTATGGAATGAATTAACATGGTATTCTAATTTACCTACTATTTTAAAAGGATTAAATTTAAAACTATATGATTATTCATTTAAAAATAAAGTAAGAGAAGATTATGGTTCCTTCCATATAATATTATTAAAAGATTAAGTATGAAAATATTAGTAACAGGATCTACAGGATTTGTAGGTAAACATTTAGTAAAAAAGTTAAAAAAAGAAAAACATGAAATTGTAGAAATTAATTCTACTAATTTTACTAGTATGTGGAATTTAGAAAAAAATACAATTGATGTTATTGTACATTTAGCTGTAAAAACAGAAGCAGGAGGATATTGCCAAAAACACCCAGGAGAACAATGGGTCATTAATAATAGTATTAATGCTGATATGTTAGCTTATTGGGCTGATAACCAACAAAGAGCCCATATGATTACTTTTGGTTCTTCATGTGGTTATAATAATAATGTTATAAAATCTGAAGATAATTATTTAACAGGAGAACCTGAAGAAGGTTATGAAGTATATGGGATGGCTAAAAGAAACTTATTAGTAGGGTTAAAAGCTTTAAATAAAGAATTTTTTATGAGTTATAATTACTTAATTCCATCTGTATTTTATGGTCCTGATTATAATTTAAATGATAAACATTTTATATTTGATTTAATAAGAAAAATAAAAGCAGCAAAAGATTTAGGATATAATGTTACACTTTGGGGGGATGGTACACAAGAAAGAGAATTGATTTATATAGATGATGCTATTGAATTAATCATGGCTTGTATTGATAATACTGAATCTCCTACTATATTTAATTTATCATCAGGTAAAACTCATACTTTAAAAGAATATGCACAAGCTATATGTGATATAGTTGATTTTGATTCTAAAAAAATTGTTTGGGATGAAGATCAATTTGTAGGTTCACCAAGTAAAAAACTAGTTAATACCCATTTAAAAGAATATAAATTTACTACTTTAAAAAAGGGGTTAATAAAAACAATAAAATATTATGAAGATTGCATCCGTAACGGTAAATAGAAATGATGGTTATAAAGACTTCGAAAGGGGAATTATACATTTTAAATCAATGGTTGAAACTTTTGATGAAGTTAATTATGTAGATTGGAATTCTCCAGATGGGTCTTTTATATGGGAAATTGATGAGAAACTTCCTAAAACTGGAAGGATTAAACATTATTGTATTCCTAGTAGTACTGTTAATCAAATAATATTTGATGCTAATGCTCAAAAATGCAATGAAGGAATTAGTAGAAATATAGCTATAAGAAGAAGTGATGCTGATTGGATAGTATCAACTAATATAGATGTAATCCCACCTACAAGAAGAGAATTAAAAAATTTAATTAAAACATTAAATAAAAACACATTTTACACAGTATCTAGAAGAGAAGCCCCAAAAGATTTAATACAAACAAATGGTAAATCATTAAAAAATTTAAGAGAAGCACTAATTAATATTCCAGCTAGACATTTTCCAGCTAAAGTCTCTCCTAATGATAATTTTAGTTTAATAAATTGTTGTGGGGATTTTCAAATAGCACATAAAAGTGTTTGGGAAAATATTAAAGGATTTGAAGAAGAAATGATATATGCTTGTTTTATAGATACTAATATTCAGAAAAAAGCAGTAATAAATGGATGTAATTTAGAAGTTAAATATGAGCCCGCAATTTATCATATGGAACATGGAGCATATTTTACAAAAGAAGATGGTACAAGAGTAAATGATAATGAAAATAAAGGAGCATATAAAGGAGATAATAAAGCATATAATGATGTTTATAGTTGGGTAGAAAATTTTACAACTTCTAAAAATAATAAAAATTGGGGATTGTTTAACATTGATATAGAAGTAGAAGTAATATAATATTTATAAATGAACCTCTTAAATCCCTCACTATGGAAGAAAAAGTCAAAGAGAACAAAAATAAAACAACCCTTATAGAAATTGTTTATAATGATGCCGAAGATTTAAAAAAATTAGCAATAAGAGAAGAATTTAGACAATTTATTATTGAAGATGTTTTAGATACTATTAAAGATGCTATTAAAAATAATTTAAATAAAGTTGAACTATTTAACATATTTAATTTATCTTTAGTTGTTGAATTAGATAAATCTAATTATAAAAGTGTATTATCTAATATTATCCAACATTATATTAAAGATGAAGATTATGAAACCTGTGATTTAATTAAAAAATTAATAAATGAAATTTAAAGTTTATAATAAAAACAGTGAAGAAAAGGATGCTATTATGCTTTTTAATGCAGATAGTATAGAAAGAGCCATCGCTTTTGCTAGTGGTATTAAACAAATGGATACTAAACAATTTTTAAAAATATTTAAAGTAGTAGAAGTAGATGAGTGAAGGATTTGAAGATAAAGATGATTTAAAAAATCTATTTAAGGAAATATTAGGATCAGATGTAACTATTAAAGATACTTTAGTGGCCACAGATGAAAGTTTGTTTTGTTTATTAATAAATAAATTAGATAAAGCTCATAAAGATGATGAAGCTTTATTTGAATTATCGGGTATTGATTTAACTAAATCAAAGAGTGAATTATGGTTAATTATTGAAACTTTATTAAAAGTACATTATGGAGAATCATCATTTGATATGATAATGTGGTGGTTATTAGATAGATTTAACCCAGATGGTAAAGTTGTTCCTTTTGAAGGTGAAGATGGAAAAACATATTCCATTATAACAGCTAAAGATTTATATCAATTTTTAATGCATAGGTTTCCCAAATAATATTATAAATAGTTTGGATTTTGCGTGTATCCTTCGTATATTTCGGTAAATAAATTAAGGTTACGTATAATTATAACTATGAAAAGAACATATCCAAAAGATTTGAAGATGATATCCTGTGTATCATGTAAAGAAGAAATGCCCGAACTAAGATTAACTAAATTTGGTTATAAAGTTTGCGTTGACTGTTCAACCACAGGAGCATATAAAGCAGTAAGTACAGTTAATGGTACAGGTGATCATACTTGGAATGATATCCAAATTATGTCTCCTGAACAAGCATTAAAGGTAGAAGAAGTAAATAATCGAAAACCCAAATGGGATAAATACGATAATTAAAAATGCCAAAAGCAAAACCTTTAAATAAGGAGTTAATTGTAGCAGCTATGGGTAAAACTAAATCTAATAGAGCTGCTGCACGCTATTTAAACTGTTCATATGTTCATTATAAAAAATGGGCTAAATTATATGAAAGTAATACGCATGATAACTTATTTGAGCAACATAAAAATCAATCTGGGAAAGGTATACCTAAATTTCTTAGGAGTAAAGGTAAAGAACCAGCTTTATTAGATATTATAGAAGGAAGAATAGATGTTTCATCTTTTTCTCCTGATAAAATTAAATATAGGTTAATAACAGAAGGTCATTTACTTGAAGAATGTTCTTTATGTAAATTTCATGAGCGTAGAGTATCTGATTATAAAATGCCTCTATTATTACATTTTAAAGATAATAACAAAAAAAATTATAGAAAAGAAAATATTGAATTATTATGTTATAATCATTATTTTTTAACAGTTGGGGATATATTTTCAGATAAGCAAATAAAAGGTATAGAAGATCATGTTCCTGTAAATCAAAGTACAGTTGAATGGGAATTAGATGATTATCAAAGACAAAGATTAATAGAATTAGGATTAGAAAAACCAGAGGATGATGGTTTGAATTTAATATCATATAAATAATATGGTTAAAAAAATAAGAAATATAAAAAAGCACAAAAAACACGATCAAATAGTAAATGATTATGATAAGATAAAATCGAGACATCTTGAAAAATTAGCAAATAAAATGTTAAAAGATGAAGAAAAAAGAGATAATTTAAGATCAAAAAGTATAAAAGGTAATTTTTTAGATAAGTTTTAAAAATGGCAACAGTAGTAAATGTAGAAAATGTTGAAGAATTTGAGCAAAGGATTAAGGATAAAGATATAATAATATCTAAACTTATTGTGAGTAGTATACTACAAAATTTAATTGGAAAAAAGAAACACATCCATATACTTGAAATTTACATAAAAGATGAAGACTCAATAGTAGATGTAACTTGTCATAGAGATGATTTTATAGAAACATTAGAAGAAAATTTACAAATCCATGTTTACCATGAAGATTATGAATCATGTTCAGGGATAAAAAAAGCAATCGAATATTTAAAAGAAGAATAATATGAAATTTTTTACAAGAAAAACATTAAAAAACTACAGTTTTTTATGTTTAGGTGCAATTTGTTTAACATTAATTTTAAATTTATGTGATCAAAATAGAATACTAAAATCAAATTCTATTGAATATAAAAATTATATAGATGATTTAATTGAAAAAACAGACAGTTTAGAAAATGAAATTGATACTTTAATTTATAATAGGGAATTATCAAGATATGATATAGATAAAGATGATATTTTAGAAGCTATTATGTTTATTGAATCTGGGAATAATAATAATGCTTATGCTGCCGGTGAAGATGCTGTAGGGTGTTTACAAATTAGAAAATGTATGGTAGATGATGTTAATAGAATTTTAAATAGAAAAAAATCATCAATATATTTTAACTACAGTGATAGATGGGATAGAAAAAAATCAATAGAAATGTTTAATATATTTGTTACTTATTATAAATTAAATACAGCTGAAGAAATAGCAAGAGGTTGGAATGGTGGTCCTAAAGGTATAAATAAATCAACAACTGTGCAATATTGGAATAAAGTTGAAGCGGAGTTAAGTAGTTGATATATTTATAATAAAAATGGCAAGAGTAATATCATCTAACTATGCAAAGTCAAAAAGGAAAAAAAGACCAGGCATACATTCAAAAACTAAATCATCTAAATCAAAAAATAGTGTTAACTATAAAAAAGCATATAGAGGACAAGGTAAATCATGAGTATAAAAGGAAATGATAAAGATGAACATTTAAGAGGAGCTGGAGATGTAGTTGAGTGGGTTATGGAAAAATCAGGGATTAAATATTTAGTAAAAAGAGTATATGGTCAATGTGATTGTCAAAAAAGGAAAAATAAATTAAATGAATTATTACCATTTAATCCAAAGTCAAATTATACTGAGACTGTAACACAATTAAAAAATGAGTAATAATACAAAATTAGAAAGTTTGTTTGACGAGTTAACCTTTACAGATATATTTGAAACATTTGATGAAGAATATTTAATAAAGCTAGCATCAACAAATCCAGAACAATTAAATAGAATGTGTATTTTTTTGACACTGGATAATCAATTAAGATTAGAAAAATCGGTAGACATGCCTATAGAAAAAATGAATTAATTTATGAAAAAATTACTAATAATACTAGCACTTATATTCTCCTCATGTGGGGTATATAAATCCACCCCAGTAGATAAATGTTGTGAAACTGATGTAGTTTATTTAGAAGACATAAAATCAGGAACTACAGTATTTTCAACTTTAGATTTTAACACTATTACACTAGACTTCAATCTAGGATTTTATAGAAGTTCTGATTTATATTGGTTTCATAATTATGGTTATTGGGGTTCAAGACCATTATGGATGGATTTTAATTTTTATCAAGGTAATCTTTATTCTATTCATAGCCCATATTATTCATATTTTAATAGACCCTGGAATTATTGGGATTGGTATATGAGACCTTGGATGCCCTCCAATAATTGGAATCAAGGACCATATAATAACTCAGGTTACAACGTTGTTTACAACTCAGGTAGAAGAAATAGTTTAATAACAGATAATAGAATGGCTATAAAAGATAGAATAGCTTTTGGAAAAATTGGTAATTCAAGATTAGTAACTAATAAACCAGTTACACAACCAAAACCTCCCAAACCAAATAAACCTGTTATATCAACTAAACCAGTATGGAATAATAAACCTATACGTAATAACAATAAACCCGTATATAATAACAATAAACCCGTATATAATAACAATAGACCAATTAATAACAGTAGACCAGTTATAAATAATAACTCAAGATCTACGCGTAGTAATACAAAATCTGGTAGAAATCCCCGCTAAAATATTTGGATACCTGAAGAAGGGTTCGTATATTTACGTATAAATGAGGTGCAAGCCCAACACAGTTATGAAACAAAAAGTATTATATTTACATGGTTTAGAAAGTCCACAAGGTGGTGAAAAAGTTGATTATTTAGCAACTAAATGTTATGTTCATGCACCTTCTTTAGATTATACTAGAAATGATATTTTTACATTTTTACTTAAAACAATAGAAGAATTCCAACCTGATTTAATTATTGGTTCTAGTATGGGTGGGTATGCAGCTTATGTATTAGGAGGTCTTTATCAATTACCAGTATTAGCATTTAATCCAGCATTACATAGTAGAACAATTGAGCCCAATTTTCCTAAATTTGCTAAATCTCACATACCTAGTGAATTAACAATTGTTATTGGTAAACAAGATAATATTGTTGATGGAAATAGAACATTAGATTACTTAAAGGATCATATCCAAGATAAAACAGTTAATTATAAAATTGAACATATTAAAGAAATGGGTCACAGAATCCCACTTCAAGTATTTACTGATATGTATAATAAAATATGAGTTTCAATTTAACAAAATATTTCAGAAATAAGTATTTAAATGAAGTAGAAATCCCAAAAAATACTTGGAAACCATTATCATCTAATGAACTTAAAGATTTAGAAGATGATATTCTTAATTTAATTCAGAATGCTTATGGTCCTATAGGTGGTCATCCAAATTATAAATCAATTAGTGATATAGCAGGATCAGATTATCAAGTTATAGACTTAGATGATGACCCAGAAATAGATGCTGTTACTGTAAGTAAAAATAGAGCAGGAGGAACAAAGCATGTTGGCTTAGGACATGATGGTACAAAACCAGCAAAAAGAGGTTCAATAGGTCATACTATTAACCAATTAGGTAAATCGTCAAATTATATTGAAGCATCAGGTAAAATGTCTGATATATTACAAAATGCTAATGTTTCTCAAGTTAAAGATGGAGAAACAATAAAAAAAGCACTTAAAGGAAAAGATATAAAATTATATGATGATGGGTCATATGAAAGAAAGTTAGGTGGTAAAGTATTTGTAAAAAAGATGTTCGGAAAACCCATGGTATAAATTTGGTTACCTGAAATATCTTTCGTATATTTACGTATAAATAAAAAATAAAGGTTATGCCCATAGTAGAATTTTCAAATCTAAATAAATACGGAAATCTTCGAACTAGGAGATTTTGGCAAGAAAAAAGCAATTTAAGTATTAATCCTAAAGGATTTGGTCCTTTTATTGGATTTAGGTTATTTAAATATGATTATGAACATCATATGCCTCCTTCATTGGTTAATATAGGTGGTAAAAAGTATATTGTTCCTACATGGGATGAAGTTTTACCTGAAACAAGATTAGAGGATATTAATTGGATTAAACCTAAGATTAAAAAAGTTAAAAAATCAAAAACTATTACTAGAACACATATTAGTGGAAGTGGGTTAGGTGAATATACAACAAAATTTTACCCAGATTCAGGTAAATATCATTGTTCATGTCCTGGTTATTGGAGATCAAGTGGTAATTGTAAACACGTAAAAGAATTAAGAAATGAATAGAGGTAGACCTGTTGAAAAGGATGAAGTAAAAAAGGTATACGAGCAAGTATTTTATGAGGTTCCTTCAAAACCAGAATTAGGAGAAACAACTACATGGTATTATGATGTAGATAAAGCTCCTAACGGTCCTTATAAAGTAGTAACTACATTTCCTAAGGGAGTTAAATACCCTAAAGTAAAAATTGAAAAAAATAAAACATATGGTAAAATGCCTGTTGTGTTAGTTTTTAAAACCTCCAATAGAAGTAATGCAAAAACTAAAATAAAAGTTTGGAGGAATACAAATATAGATTATATTGCAACTGCCGACAAACTTCCAGGAGTACCAGAAAAAGCAGTAATATTACATTTGTCAGTTGGTGAAGGTTTTATTAAAAAATATAAACAGGAATATAATCTCTAATATGTATAATAAAAGAACAAGATAATGGCAACAAGAGCACTTATAGGACACTTAGATAAAGACAGAAAGTTTGTGTCTACTTATAATCACTATGATGGTTACCCAGATGGTTTGGGTAAAACATTAGAGAAATTCTTCAACACTGATGAAAAAGCAAGAGTTGTAGCTAATACAGGATATATTTCATCAATAGACCCAGATAGTGGAGAAATTGAATCAAAATATAAAGAATCTGCTGATAAAATGATTCTTGATGATGATATAGTAGAAGCAGGATTACAAATTGGGGAAAAGGTAGATGAGTTTGGTGGTGATTATGGATATGTATGGTTTGATAACGAATGGATGTCATTTAAAAATAATGGTATTCGTTCTATAGCAGATCAATTCGAAAAAGAAATGCCAGCAGATGCAGGTGGAATATTTAGAGTAGATGAAATTAAAGAAGAAAATATTATGGAACAAGGTTATGAAGCAAAATGGGCTAAGTTTTTAAACGAAGCCAAAGAAATGGATTTTAATGTAATTAGAAAATTCATTCAAGATGATTTACAAAGAGGTGATCAAGAAGATCCAGCATTGGATGCTTACATTGAATCACTTCAAAGAGACTTTGCAGCAGGCAGAGACAGTGATTATAGTGATTATGAAATGGACGACTTTGTTGAAGATTTCCAAAACTATGAAGCTGATAAAATGGATTCCTAAATTACATATAGTACAGGTAGGATCCCCAGGTCAAATTTATTATCATTCACGTTCGACATTTGAAGATGTACAACGGGCAATGATAAGTTATCCAAAGTAGTTGGCCACTACGTTTTCAAATAAAACTATTTATTAACCAAAATCAAAAAAATGAAAAAAATGATTTTAACATTGGCTCTCGGCTTGTTTTTAACAGTTGGAGCTAACGCACAAGAAGTGCAAAACACAAAAGGTGACTGGTACGTTGGTACTGGTGACATTGCAAATGTATCATGGACTGATTGGTCTTTAAGCCCAACAGTTGGATATGCTATAACAGATGACCTTATGATAGGGGCAAATGTTTCTCAAGCAGATTCAACAGAGGACTTAACTCTTGATCTACATGCTAGATATTTCTATAAAGGATATTTCGCGTATGTGGCTACAGATGGACTAGACACAGATGGTATGAAATTAGGAGTTGGTAGAATGTTTTCTATCCACAAAGGAGTATTCCTAGATCCTAAAGTTGTATACGATACAGCAGCTAAAACTACTAACTTACAGTTAGGGTTTGGGTTGAAGTTTTAATATTGTTTAACTTAAATTAAATTAAAATGGAAAATGTAATTAAGTATGTAACTGGATTTTTTAGTGGGTTATTGTCAATTATGATGGCAGTAGTTCCAGTAGCGATCCTATGGAATGTTTTAACTGGTCAAACTATATTCGGGATGGATGTAGTAGCGAATTTAACAAGTTTAATCTCAAGCTTTGGTGAGGGGGGATTTGTTGGATTAGTAGCCCTAGTGATTTTAGCAAAATTCTTTATGGATAAAAAATAATAAAATTTCTAGAAAACTTATGCGGGGGAATTTGGCTATGCCAGATTCCCTTCGTATATTTACGTGTAAATAAGGCATGAAGCCGGAAAACAAATTAAAAATAAAGGTTATGAATAATCAAGAAAAAGTAAATTTAGTAATAGACCTATGGGTAGGTTTAAATGGTGGTCACATAACAACCGATGAGTATAAAGAAATGATAGAACTACAGAATTTAGATGATGGTTCTCAATCAGATAATGAATGGGCTAATGAAAGCATTTAAAAACATATGCGAAAATGTTTGGAGAAGCGAGAAAGTGTTCGTATATTTATGTATAAATGAGGTGAGAGCCCAAAATTGTTAAATTAAATAAATAAAGGTTATGTTAAAAGAAGTTAAAAGAGGTCGTCCAAGTAAGGTAGTTGAAACACCAACATTAAAGATGAACGTGAAAACCGTTAAAATGAATGATTTAAATTTTGATAAAAAATTATTTGAACCAATGGTTACAGGAACTAAAGTTGATGCATTTTTTAGTGCTGAAGGTGGTGTTATGCCTGGTACAAATGTTGTAGTTACTGGTGATCCTGGTGTTGGTAAAACAACAGTATTGTTAGATATATTAGGTGATCTTCAAATGAAGGGTAAAAAATGTTTGTTTATAAGTGGGGAAATGAATGCTATCGATATGGTAGGATATGTTCGTAGATTTCCAAAATTTGGTGATTTAGATATATTATTTATGGGTGATTATGCTGAAGTAAATCCTGATGTAGTATTAAGAACAGCACTTAAAGAAGGATATGATTGTGTATTAATAGATTCATTAGCAGAAATAAGTGATAGTTATGTTGATCATTTTGGGGGTTCAGTTAAATCAAATACTAATAGAATACTCCAATTACTTGATGAACATAATCAAGCTAATAATTTTGGAAATGTTAATACTACATTTTTAATAATACAACAAGTTACTAAAAGCGGTGGTTTTGTTGGATCAAATAAAATAAAGCATATGACAACAGCAATGGGTCATTTAAAATTTGATGGTGATGGGAGTAGATTTTTTCATTTTAGCAAAAATCGTAGAGGTGGAAATGGTAATAAGTTGTTTTTTAACTTAAACAGTAAAAATAAAGTAAATTGGTTATCTGATGAGCCAATAAATATGATATAATATGATAAACTATTTATTATTTGGAGTTATATTCACCTTTTTGGTGGATTTAGCTTCAAATCATGTAAAAATAAAATTTGATAATTGGGAAAGATTAGTTGTATTACTTTTATGGCCTTTAGCTATTATAAGTTTTATACATGGTTATTTAAAAGAAAGATTTAAAAAATAAGAGTATGATTAAAGTAGTGGATTTATTGATTGGGAGTGGAGCGTTTCTAATAGCTCATATTTTAACATTTTATCAATTAAACGGACAATTTCTAAAATCAACAGATTGGTTTAGGAAAAATGAAATTATAGTAGCAGCTTGTGGTATGGTATTATCATTTTTTTATATTTGGGGAACAAAATATACTGTAGCCGGTGTAGGAGGTTTACTATGGCCTGCTAGATTTATTGGGTTTGGAATTGGGATGATTATATATGCTATATTTGTTGGGTTCCATTTTGATGAAGGAATAACACCAAAAACATTAGTTAGTTTAGTATTAGCATTATTATTAGTTTGTATACAAGTATTATGGAAATGAGAAAAGTAAGAGAATATAAGGGTTGTGAATGGGAAAGTCCAATTTATAGACAAATTATAGCAGAAAAAAAAGCTAAAGAAAATAAAGGAGTGATAAATGAATATAAAACAAAGCGAGGTAAGAGAAGCTAAAAGCTCTTTCTACAACTAATATCCAGTTAATACGTATATATGATAACAGATTACCTAAAATATGTAAATGATCAAGCCTATGTGGTTAAGCGTGAGACACCTATTCATATGTTTGAAGTTAAAGGTCAAAATAAATTAAATATGGAGCTACTAGCAGCATATAGAGATTACCTTGGATGTGATCATGTTTTAAGAACACAAACCCATTTTTTAATGTGTGAAACTATTCCCGATGTAGAAGTAATTGAAGATGAGTAAAATTAGATATGATGAGTTTGATGATGAAATGAATCCATTTCATCCTTGTTTAAAGTGTGGAGCAACTGAATTTAGTATGAATTGGGATACTGGATTATATCAATGCGATAGTTGTGGAGCAACTTTAGAAAATGAATTAGAAAAAAAATCAAAGCGAGTTGTAAAGCGCTTTAGAGGTTTAAAAGAAGACGATGAAGTTTATTAAATTTGTATTAATTTGGATAAGTCAACAACTAGCCATACCATTTTGGATGGTTGGTCACTTTCATCTATCGATGAATATGGGACTTTATGATGATGTAAAGATCCTTTTCGCTTCGCTTGGTATGAATGTTTTAGTTGCTATTGGTTTTTGGTTAGATTGGAAACAATATTCTGCTAGTAAAGTAGATCATATTAGTCAATTAACAAAGCAAATAAATGAAAATAGACGCTTGAACACACATACTAGTAGTTTAGTAAAGCGTATAATGGATGAGATTAAAAATATGAAAGTGTATAAATGAGAAGTTGGATTTGGAATATGTTTATAAAGAAGTGGTTTTGGTCTGAAGTAGCTGAAAGCAAGAAATCACAAAATCAAAGAAATTATGTTAAAAATATGTTAGATGAAGGAAAAAGGAGCTAATTTAATTAATAGAAATAGACGTTTAACCCCATTAGAAAGAATAGCAACAAGAGTTGGTTACATGGGAGCGGGTTTTTTAATAGCAGGTCAATGGACTTTAGAGCCAATATTATTTGTAATTGGTTTTATTTGTGTATTAGTTCAAGTAATAACTCGAAGACAATGGAATTTAGTTGCGCTTCAATTGAATGGATTAATTGCTTGGACGATGCATTTCTTCAACAGTATATAAAAGACATATGCAAAAACATTTGGCTTAGCCAGATATCTTTCGTATATTTACGCATAAATGAGGCATGAAGCCAAGTATTTATCACTAAAATTAATAAAGGTTATGACAGAATTAAAAATATTTATCGATAAAATGAGAGCTACAAGTAGTAGCTTGGAAAAAATTGCTATAATTAAAGAGCAATCTGAGTGGATACATAGTGTTCTTGAGTATACTTACAATCCTTACAAACAATATCATGTTACAAGTAAAACGTGTAAGAAAAATAGTGATAAAGTTAGCTACACTGATCATACACTATTTGAGTTACTAGATAAATTAACTAATAGAGAAGTTACAGGTCATGCTGCAATTGAATTAGTTAATAGATTTGCTACTAAAAACATTGATTGGGATTTAATTTATGATATTATAGATAAAGATCTTAAAATTAGATGTGGTGATTCTATTATTAATAAAGCAGTACCAG